TCTCGGCGGATCCAATTGTTTCCTGTCCGTAAAGAATCACATCAACCTTGTTGAAGATTCCATCGTTATTGTGCTTCATGTTCCAGAATGGATTTGTTCTGATTGGGAAGTGTTGCAATGAAACAACATTACCCTTTTCATTCCACATTCTGGATTCATGCTCATCCTCAAGAATTGGTACCCCACCGTATTCCTCACACACATCATCGTATTTAACTTGAACCATCTCATCACCAAATCCAAGATAAGCCAAAAGGTCGCCTTCCATCTTGATTAAATCCTCCATGGTTCCCTTTGACTCAAACTCAAACATTGGGAAGATAAGCTCATGCCTTCCTGGGATTGGGTTCTTTTCTTCTCTGTACGATGTTGATACGCAAAATACACCATTCCATTCTGGGTTCTTTAACAACTCATACTCAAGCCACATTTGTCCAGTCTGTGGCAATGGCCAGATCAAACCACCATACTCGAACGTTTTAACCGAGTGTGGGTTCTCACAAGCCGCGAGAATTGATAATCTTGATTGTGTTGGTACTTCCTTGAATCCTCTTTCAAGAAAGAATTTGCGCATCTTCTGCACGAGTTCATTGTAAGTTTCTGTGTTTTTCATTTGTTTTTTTTTGTTTAATTTTTGGCGCAAAAAAAAAATCCTGTCAAATGACAGGATTTCCAATTACTATTTTATTATTATTGTTATTGTATTTTCTTCTGAATCTCATAGTTGTATCAAACCTTCCGTTATCAATAAATTGTATGCCTTTTGAACGACATCACTGTGATCTCTCACGATAGTTGTGGTATAAATATATCCAATCTTATCACGAAGTAAATCAATAAACCCAAGCTCAAATGCTTGGTGGTAAATCTCTTCCGCTATTTCTTCGTTGGTCATCGACATAGAACTTTGATTATCTTACATATATATCACAAAAATAAGAAAAATTTCACAAAAATAAAAATATTTTCGCAACCGCCTTCGGCGGTTTTAAACCTCGACACTTGGTACAAATATTTCGTACTCTTCCTCTGACAGAATTAAATAGTAGGTACCACTTGGGTTATACTTCATGATCTCATCTTCGTCCCTTATAAAATCCTGGTGAACACCACCCGTTGATTTGAATATGATGTTCATAACTTTTGGGTTCATTATGAATGTATCATCAACAACCGTTTCAAAAACAACTGGGACATTAACAACGCTCTCGAAGGATTTTCCTTGAAATGATGATGCTAAAAATAAAGATGCACTCCAGCTGCTAACTTCTCTCTTTGGTGTGTATGGGTAAGGTACTTTAAATCTAACAGCACCATTATCCAAAACATCATGTTCAGGATTTTCTTTTATAAACCTGGATAATTCTGGTAGTTTAACAGATGTTCCCCTGTAAACCTTTTCACCATATGGTGGGTTCAGAACCTCTGGAAAATATTTTTTTAATTTAATAAGATCCGCTATTGTTGATACGACACCACCCTCAGATTTTTCTGTCGACTGGAATGTCCAGTCCTTGATTTTATCAACAAGCTCATCCTCATATGAGGTGTTTTTTTCAACTGGTTTGTTTTGAATTTTTGCGATTATTGGGTTTGAACCAAATAAAACATCACCAACCGATTTTTTAATCGTTTGTGGGATTGCAACCTCGGATAAACCAAGCATTGTTCTCATTCTTAATATTTGTTCGTTTAAGTCCATTAATCAAATATAAATAGATTTATTTATGGGTTTGTTTTCAACCTTAGAACTATTTATTATAAAATATTTAGATTATGTCAGCAATTCCAGTAACAATACAATACGGTACAGCGCCAACAATTGACGAACAACACAGAATAGGTAAATATTGCTATGGCCATGCGGGTGAAGGTTTTAATTTTTCAAATGACTCAAACTCAACTGGTTTGATATGGAGAACTGGTTATTCATCAGATAATTTTGGTGGTGGAACTGCGCAATATTATATTGTATCCAGAGCTAATGTTGAAGGAATTGGTAGCGAACCAACAATACCAACATACCACGTCACTGGTAGAACAAATCCAGAGATACTTCATTTAATAAACAGATTGCATTCAATCAAAGAGGATAATGTGTTTTATACGGATGTTAATTTGGCTAAAAGATATGTAATTGATAACCAAAACTTAAATCATTTTTTGGCTGATTTAGCCAATTATAAATATTGGAACTCAACTAAGCTACAATTAAATTTTGATTTTGGTAATCTTAATTGTGATATACTCGAAGATGATTTAACAAAGTGTTACGATTTATGTCAGGCGGTTGATGGAACCATTGAAAGATGGTTTATTAAAAATACGGCTGCAAACATATTCACATCTTTTTCAGACCCATCTAACTACGCCACAGCGAATAGGAGGTTTAATTCACCCACAGCTTATTTGGACTTGAACAGCACTAATACCGCTTCGTATATTACCCCACTTAATACAACGGCTCAAGAATCATTTATGTTTGCAATAAGATGTAAAATTACACCCGCAGGGGAACCTATTAACATTATGTATACAAATGGAGGTGTGACTAGACTTCGCTATGATAATACAAGTGGGGAAATTGTTTTTGGTCTGGGTGGGGACTTAGTTGGGATAACCTTGCAACCAAATGTTTGGATAACAATTATTTTTGGTAGGAATAACCAAGGTGATATTTTTATCTCAGACGGCGATAATAATAACACCAACAACCAAACTGGGAATACTGAAATGATATTTGACAACGGATTTACTATCGGTTCATTTGGTGCCAACAGTAGTGATGTTAGAATCGGATCATTTCAATTTTGGAAGGGCGCTAATTATAACTATAACGATTGGAGCCCCGTACACAATTACCAAATGTTAGAGAAATGGTTTTAAATTAAAAATTAATCAATTTTTTCATATAAATAATCGTCTCATTCAGACGATTATTTTTGTTTTCCGATATTGGGTTTGCTGGGCCACGATTTGTACCAAAATCATAGGTACCAGTGTTTGATATGGGGTTTGCTTTTCCTCTTGTTGTCCCAAATTCGTATTTACCAGTATTTGATATCGGATTTGCTTTTCCTTTTTTAACTCTGTCTGGTACTGGACTATTTGAAGCTGATGTTCCACCGCTTGAACCACTTGGTGTACTCGATGTGCTTGATGAATCCTCTTCATTAATCTTAGGATCCCTATACATGTCCTCCTTGTGGGTAAAATCACGATTATCACCTTTATTAAAAACAAATCCGAATCTTTGGTAAAAATCTTTTAATCTGTTAACATTTCCGCCATAACTACTTGAAGGTGTTAACGTTAATTTATAACCGTGTTGATCAGCAAGACTTGTTAAATCATTCATGAAAGACGTACCGATACCAGTTCCACGCATATTGTATGGAACCATGAATCCAGTGAGATATATCCTCTTGTATTTTTCATTTGGATATAACTCAAACCTGATGTCTGGATACTTTTGTTTTAATTCGTCTTCGATATGATGATTCATTGAAATGTGTTACTTAGATAAATATCCAGCGTAAATAAAAAAGGTCGGAGTAGCGAATTCCGACCTTAGTTTGTCCATAACCATGAACGATCCTAAAATACCACTCTAAGGTGGAATATCTTAATAATCATCTAACTCTTCATTGTCATTCTCATCATATTCACCACCTTCGATGTTGTCCATGATCATATCGATCTGGTCAATTGTCTCTGATAAGTAATCAACGATATTTCTTTGTAATTCTTCTTGTAAACCAGATGATTTTGTTGAATCTAATAATTTCTCACTACGAGTTTCTAAAATTGAATTAAGTTCGTCTTTTAATGATAGAAGTTGTTTTATAGTTTTTCCGTGCATTTATATACTTTTGGAATAAATATGGTGGTTTTTTTCAAAAGATTTTAGTCGATTCTGAGTAAACAAGATATCTTTCTATATTCTTTGTTTTCATACATTTTGTAAATCTCGTGCGAGATCCTATCGGAAAAAATAAAAGCATCGATTTTTGGTGAGAATAAAATCTTTAACGACTCAATACCTTCTTGTTTGTAATGATTCTTTATTCTATCAAAATCAATATATCTTTTATTAAAACCCATAACTCATTTTGAGATTGAAAACACCTTTAAAAAATCTTTAAGAGATAGTTTTTTTAACTCAGCAAAATATTTTGCAGCCTCTAACCTAGACCCAATATTATAAAATGTTTTGATGGGTTCTTTCTTTTTGTCGTTTTTAGAATAAAAAAAATACTTCATTGTGGTTGATTTGTTTATATGTAAATATACGGAACTTTAACCAAAAACAAACTATTTATCTATAAATTATCACACTATGAGAAGTACTATGGATGTTGTTGAGTATTACAAAGAGTACAGAGATGAAACACCATTTGAAATGGGTGGGGAAAAATGGGTATATTGCTGGGGTAAATACCCAGACGGTAAGATTGATATAGCCGTTTATAGATACGCAACCGACTTGGCTTACGACTACAATGATTTTAGAGTAGCCATGGGTATTGATAAAGATGAGAATGTAAAAAATTTAAAAGAAAATATGGAAAATACAATTAGCCAAAAAATAGCTGAATTAAAAACAATTCAAGCTCAATTAGATGAAGCGTTAAAAACTTATAAAGAATCAATAGCTGATTTGGAAACACAAAAAAGCGCTTTGGTTCCAGAGGTTATGGATGCTTTTAAAGGTCAAACTGAAGGTGCTGAAAAGTTAAAAATTTCAATCGATGAGATGTTAGTTGAGATCGTTCAGGAATCTGAAAAATTAACAACATCTTACAAAGATGCGTTTGAAACAGCATTAACCAAAGTTAACGAAAATACCAGAAAAGTTCTTCAACAAATTCTAGAAGAATCTAAGGTCGCGTCAAAGGTTAAAGGTCAATTAAAGATTGATGGTTCAAAAGTATTTGAGGGGGTTGAAGAAATGTTTGGAAAAGTTAAACAATGGTTAAGCTCAGCTTACGCTAGATTAACTGGTTTCACAAAAAATGCTCAAGAAGGTGTTGATGAAATTAATGCTATGCTTGAAAAATATGAAGAGGAAGAAGGTAACAAATACGCTGTACCAAGTATGGATGATATTGAATCTGGTGCTTTAAGAGAAGATGGTACTTTTGCTGAAGGTGAAGATAAACCAATGGAAGGTGAAGATAAACCAATGGAAGAGGGTAGTGAGGAAGATGTTAAAGAAGAAGGTTCTTTCATGAAAATGAGAGCTGGTGCCGAAGGTAAAGTTTACGAGGAAGATGAGAAACTTAACGAGGCGATTAATAGATTTAAAAAGATTATTAATTACATTTAATCATGGCAGCAAAAAAGGGTGGATCAATTTCAAATATGAGGCTTTTCAGGGCAAAGCCAAAAAGAAAAAGACCTGGCGTTCACGCCAAGACAAGAGCAAGTAAACACAAAGCGTCAAAAAATTATAAAAAAAGGTACGCTGGACAGGGAAAAAGGTAATAAATGGGGGTTTTAAACCCCCATTTTAATTTTCATACACTAAGAAGTATAATTCTTCTTTTGGTCTGGTAACAGCCACGTAGTGTACGTTCTTAGCTTCTTGATCGATTTCACCATTATTTGTTAAAAAACTATACTCCTCAAAGTCATAGTCCGTTTCAACCAACATATCGGGATCGATGGAGTTGATAACTATACATCTTGGAAATTCACGACCTTTACTTTTATGAATACTTGTAACAAAAACATCCGACTCTTGATTTTCTTTAATAAAATTAATCAGATTAAATGTGTTACCATAATAAGGTGATACCGAATCAATTTTTTTCTTTAACGATGGGTTAATTTTACCATCGTTAATTTTTTCAATGTCTTGTGGTGAAATAAAATTAAAATAACGCATTTTAATCTTTTTCTTAAGACATTCTTTTTCAATTTCTTTTATCACATTGTTTGTTCTAGCCAATACCGTTAAAGGCTTGCCATCGTTCATCATGTTATACATCATAACATCATTGATTAGATTATCGTGTATATAACCATCCTCCTCATGATGTGGAACAGCAACTAAACTACTATACCGATTTGAGTTTTCAACTATCTTTTTTGTTGACCTGAAATTCTTAGTTAATGTCATTTGGGTTACCGTTGAGTTCTTCATTAACAAATTCTCAATCTCCTCACAGTTTGCCCCAGAGAAACCGTATATTGATTGGTTTTTATCACCAATCAAATGATATTGCTTAGCTTTAATCGCCAATAATATTTTCATTTGAAGAGTTGATGTATCTTGATACTCATCAACAAAAATATAATCATATAAACCCTCAAAATAATGTTTATATTTCGGATTTCTTGAGTATTTCTCGGTATCAATCAACATATCAGCAAAATCCCGACTCTTAGTTTCTTTAATAAAAGCCACATATTCGTCATAGAAACTAGGTTTCACGACTCTAATGTTGTCCGCATTTTGTAATTTATATGCTGAAAACCCAGCGGATATTTGAGCACCCTCTTCGTAGAATCTATCCACGTTCCTGGCATAATCCATTTTAATTTTCATTGGATCCTTTGGGTGTGGCTTGTATTTGTCCTTATACCAATTAGTGAACTCATAAAAGGTCACAATTGGCTTAAAAAGGCCCATTTTACCCAAAATTGAGCTTGTAAAGCTATGAATTGTGGTTATTTTAACGTCATGTTTTATTCTCGATCTTAATTCGTTAACAGCATCGTTTGTGAAACTGAAGAAGATAATTCGACTGGGATCGACTCCATCCTCAATCATTTTATTTAACCTACCCACAGTTGAGTGCGTTTTACCTGAACCAGCGGTTGCGGACAATATAACGGAATCATTTCCGTTATAATTAATAAATTTAAGTTGTTCTTCGGTGTATTTACTCATATTCTACCTAATTTTTTACAAAGGTATGAAAAAATTTGGTTATTACCAAACCTTTTATTAATTTTGTCCCATGAGTTCAATTTTTACATACGATAATTATTTTACACCTTATGTCAATAAGTTTGCTAAGGTGACACTTGATACCGATAGACGCACAAAGTTAGCGACTGTAATTGGAAACCGCATAAAAGAGCGTGAAAAATCCAAAGGTAGAAAATTATTTGAACAAGAAATTACGATTTATCGTAAAACTTACATGCAGACCGCAGGTGATTTGGTTTTAGAGCAACACCTTGGTTTATACAATATAGTTGACTACGATAAAATTTTTGATGATAATCGAATTTCGTTTTTAAATCAAGCCGTACCCAAAAAAAATATAGATGTTGTGACATTCAATTATGGGTTATTCCCTATGGTCTATAAAAAGACATATCGGAAATCAATTTTTATTTGTATGTTGAGTAAGACCGATTTTTATATATGTGGTGTGGGTACACCAAATATAATTGATATGTATTCTAGATCAGACTTGTTGGTTTCGGATTATTATAAGGCAAGGGGTAAATCTGGTTTTTACGGGTTTGAAAGATTAACACCAATATCTTCGGATTTGGGTGACTTTATTGAACTTATATCGTAGTTGTTGATATTTATATGTAAAAAAGTATGAAAAAAACATATAGAATATCTGAAACTCAATTTGCTGCCATACTCAGTAAAAAACAAAAAGATAAACAATCTAACGAATCAGCTAATATGAATGAGGCTGACGCATCTAATAATGTTTTTAGAAACGAATTGAAAAGTGGTTCCGATATTGATTTAGATATCGATATGGAAGCTTTATTTAAAAACATAGCAAAACCAGGGACAAGGGGAACAACTGTGATTGTTGATGGTGTTGAGTATGACACATATATAACATATCGTGGGGCCGTTGCCAACTATTCAATTGATATAGAATATAGATCATATGGTATTAAAGATGTTTATTTATCACCCGTGAGTGTGTTAATTTACGGTTCATTAGAATTAACTGGTGATAATGATTCTTTTGAAAAGGATTTTGAATTGGAGTTTGATAGAAGTGGTTTAAAAACAAACACCCTAAGTGGAGCTATGGATTTGGGTGGAAAAAATATTGAGATTCCGCAAATGGATACTGAAGTTATATTCGAATCTAACAGAACTTATGAGGGTGGTGATTCTTTTTATACTCAAGCCATCAGTGGTAGATTGCAACCGAATAAAATTGTTTTTGAATATTAATTGATTACATTTTAAAACTTCGTATATTTATACAAAAGCCTCGTGTGGCTATTAACCTTGGGTACTAGTTGCCCTCGAGTCGTGATGAGCGACAAAAAGGTTAGTATAATAAAAATAAAACGAGAAAAAAATGTACACAACAAACTATTCGTTCGGTTTGAACCCGAACCCAGAAGCCTACATCACAAAAGGCAAAAACAGAATTAAACAACACGATGGTGTTGTTTATCTTGACAACCAAGATCAATTCGAGATCGAGGTATTTAATCCGAAAACAATTTCGGTTTTAGCAAAAATAAAATTAAACGGTAATTACATTTCAAACAGGGGTTTAGTTATTAAACCTGGCCAAAGAATCCATTTGGATCGTTATTTCGATGACGCTAGAAAATTCCTATTTTCCACTTATATCGCAGATGGTGATGAAGATGTTATAAAACAGGCCATCCAAAATAATGGATTGGTTGAAATAGAATTTTATGATGAAACGGTTTTATCTGGAATGTCATCAACAAGTTCTGGATTTAAGGGTTACCCATGGAATCAACCCCCAGTTATTTATTACAATAATACAAACCCGAATCCAAATACAATAACGTGTTTTGACAATACAGCCAATTATTCAGCTGGTATTAGTTATACCTCCGATGTGGTTGGTGTTTCAGCATCACTTAACACAAGTAAGAGGACACTAACAAAAAGTATTGAAACTGGCCGTGTTGAAAAGGGTGAAAAATCAAACACCAAATTTAAAGATGTTAATATGGATTTTAGTTCATATATAACACATTCGGTGACTTGGAAAATTTTACCCAATTCACAAAAACCAATTGAGATTGGTGAGTTAAGAAATTATTGCACGGGTTGTGGGGTTAGAATAAAAAAATCTAACTGGAAATTCTGCCCAAGTTGCGGTAATCAATTATAATAAGCTGCCACACGAGGCTTTTATTATTATTTAAGATATTTATTGTAAAATATAGACCATGGCTAAATACAGAATAACTGAAAAACAATTACAAGAATTGTTCGAAAAATTAGAAATGAAAAGAGTCCAAGAAATGGATAACTATAACTACCCAGCGGGCTCCGACACACCAGACGCTCCGTGGAATCAGACCGACTCTCGTGTGAGTAAGGCTTTAGAGGAAAAGGGTGATTACAAATTACTTAGTGTTGTTAGTGGCCAATATTTGATACTAAATACAAGTACTAATCAGTTGTTATATACGATGGACGAAGTTTGGGATGACGAAGACAATGATATAAAAGATGAATTATGGGACTTTTTAGAAAGGGCCCAAGAGGAGGATGAGGATGAGGATGGTAAATATTTAACAACCGCTAGTGATTGGAAGGAGTATGTGGACGATGATCAAATTGGTGATGCTTTGGAGAGTTATTTAAATTATTACACTAAAAAAGGTAAGGAAGTCGGTATAGGTGGCATGGATGAATGGGCTAGCGGTACCGCATTTTTCTTAATCGTTACATGTGAAAATGTTGATGACGAAGACGGGATTTACAACGAAGATTTGCGCAATGAAGCAAAACAAACACTTGGTTGTTAAACTAAATCTTTAAATAAATCAGTTTGGTCTTTGGGTACTTCAACATAAGCGTGGGTGTAACCTAAATTTTTTAAAGCAACCATTCTGTGTCTACCATTTTTTATACCTAATTTACCGTTAGATATACTTGTTTCGGTTGGTTCAAACATCATAGTGTATGACCATCTTTCACCTGTTTTTGGGTGAAATGATCTGGGATCTTCTGAAAATTTCTCAATATAATCCATTGAGTTTTTAATTCTACTTTGACTAAATAATAATTTTGTATCTGGCCCAACATAAAAATCTGGGTCGTCCTTTTTTAAACGATTTAAAAATTTATCAACGTCAACAAGTATTAAGGTATTCCTATTCGGATAACTAATTGCGTACCTTTCTTTTGGTATAAATTTCATTTTACAAATTTAGTTATAAATATCTGAACAAATGCGATTGTGGAGATATTTATAATAAAAAGGATATGGTCACAACTAAAAAAGATTTGATGGAGTTATTCCACGAAACTAACCCAAAAATGGAAGGTGAAGAAATCAAAAAAGAATCCGCTTTTACCAATAAAACAATTGCATCATTAGTGGATGAGATTTGTAATATGCAAACTGGTTATGGTATAATCAATGATTTGAATTTCGTTGATGAGCGTTTATATGAGGGTGTTTTAACTGAAATTGCTTTAGAAACAATTGTTAATGAAGCTTTGTACGAATACTATACAATGACAGAAAATTTGGATGAAGCTGAGTATAAAGGTAGAAAAGTAAGTTTAGGTAAGATTATGCGTGGCGATCGTAAAAAATATAAGGTGCACGTTAAAAACGCCAAGGGTAATGTTGTAAAGGTTGAGTTTGGTGATCCTAATATGGAAATCAAAAGGGATAACCCTAGACGTAGAAAAAACTTCAGAGCAAGACACCATTGTGATAGCCCAGGCCCAAGATGGAAAGCGAGATATTGGGCTTGCAGAACATGGTCAACAAAACCAGTTTCAAAAATGGTATAATATGAATCCGTTCACACTTAGTAAAGGTAAGATAATCGAAATGGTCAACGAATACTCCTTCAATGGTAAATATGAAGGTGATATGGTTAGGGTTGGTTCTTTTAGGAGAAGAGATCTACCTAACCCAATTATGACAAATGTTTTAAAGGCGATCACTAACACAACAGGTCAGAGAGCCACTTCTGTGAAATATAAAAATGGTGCCTACGATGATGTTGAAATTAGATTATTTGGGCAATTGTTAACCTATTTGTCTGGTAGGTGGTAATTTTATATGCAATTTATTGATTTTTTACATTTGGTTAAACCATACACAATGACTAGTGAAGCAAGAATTAAATTCTTGTTTGATAGTTTAGAATATATTAGAATTAATAATATAGAAGGTGATATTATTGAGTGTGGTGTATGGAAAGGTGGGAATATTTTAGGTGTAATGGAATATTTACATTACCATAGAATAAATGATAAAAAAGTTTGGTTATTCGATACGTTTTCTGGTATGACTGAGCCCGAAGATATCGATGTTGATTTAAAAAATGTAAAAGCTATTGATATTTTAGATAAACCAATTGTTTTAGCCTGTTCTCCATTAAATGAGGTTAAAAATAATTTAGCCAAATCTAATTTTAATTCGAAAAATTTGGTTTTTGTTGTTGGGGATGTATCTGAAACTTTAAAAATCGAAACAAATATACCAAAAAAAATTAGTTTACTCAGATTAGATACGGATTGGTATAAATCTACCAAAGATGAGTTGACCTATTTATACCCAAATTTAGTAAAAAATGGTGTATTAATAGTTGACGATTACGGTCATTGGAAAGGATCTAAATTAGCATTTGATGAGTATTTTGCGTCAATAAATGTTAAACCAAAAATCACCGAAATCGACTACACTGGTATTGGATTCAGAAAGTAATTTTACACCTACCAATGTATTTTGATTTATCTAAATCAATTTTTTCGTTGGGGTAATCATCTTCATCAAACCATTCCAACCCGCAATCAACACTTGATCCAAAAATTAAATTCGAATATTTTTCCATAAAACTTTCGTCTTTACCGATCGGTATATCTATCTCAACACCAGATAATTTTATAAAAGTGTATTCTGATTTATTGGTTCCCCCATCAATTGCTTTACCGAAAACATATCTAATATTGTCTTTGTGTTCAATAAAATTAGCGAACAAATTTTTGTGGTTAATTTTTAAATTACAAACAATATTCTGGCGGTAAGCCATGCAGAGATATTCCGCCACAACAAACGGTACTTTGTAATTGTATAAACTTACAATACTATCAATTCTATCACTAATCGTTGCTAACGACACTATCAGGCAATAACAAATCTATTTTATTGTATAACTCATCTAAGGTACCTTCATTATTGAGAATGTTGGTCACACCCTCAATTAAATCCATTTCTTTCTCAGACGCATGTTCGTCACCACCGTTTAAGTTAGGACGTTCAACTCTCCAAACAGTACCACCCATTTTTAAAATAGCATCAACTTCATGCTGAAATCTAACATCACAAATCACAACATCCAGGTTTTTATTTTTTTGATACCACTGTT